TCTGGCTGGTTATGATATTTCTTATATAATTCATCTAATACCATTTACTTCACCTCTCTTGTCTAATGGAAGTTATATTTTATCTTCTTATTTCTCTAACCCTAAACCCGTAGTCATTCAACTTGTTCCAGACTTCCATAAACATCTGTCTGAAATAACTTCTGGAATAGTGAGCATAGTCTAAGTCAGAGAACCTCTCTGGATACCGCATATCTAAAGGTTTCCCTTCAGATAGAACCAATTTGATACAATACGCTAATGTTTTTCCGCTGCCTCTGTCTCCCTGCCAGGAATAGTCTCCATCAGACAACAGATAATTCTTCTGTGGTTCATATAATTTCATACCAAGAGCATTTTCAATATGAGGCAAAACTAACACATTTATTTTCATTCAATACCTCTTAACAAAATTATGATTTTACGACATAACTCTAACGTTCTTTGCACTTAACCCTCTATTGTCTATATGTTTTTCAAAAACAACTCTCTGCCCAGCGTTTAGGCATTTAAAGCCTTTCATGATCAAGCTTGAGAAATGAACAAAACAACCTTCTCCGTCATCAGCTCTTATGTACCCAATTCCTTTTTCGGCATTAAACCATTCTACAGTTCCGCTAAACTCACGATCCACTAAATCATATTTATCCATTTGATATTTGATTTTTAATTGCTCAACCTCTTCTTCAAACTTTCTTTTTCGTTCCATATAGCTTTCCATTAATCGAATCCTTTCTTTATGAAAACACGATTTCATGACCCAAAATGTTCCAACTGATTATTCTCCAGGATCTCGATCTCTCGCTCACTAAACCCAACATCATTGAGTCTCAAAAGCATCTTACTGACCTCTTTGTTGCTTACCGTCATTCCTCTCTCAATAAACCTTGGAAGCCTTACAATGGTTCCTACAATGTCCCTAGCTCTTCCTTGGTTATAATAAATCTTGTTGCCCCTAACGAATTTCCAATCACTCAAACAGATCACCTTGCCAGCCTTCCAGTAAGTCATGTTGTGCTTGAAGTCAAACTGATTAATCACCTCTTTGGGTTTACCAATCCATTGAGTAATGATCTGATATTTGCCTAGTGTGATTGCATTTTGTGTTATATTCATATTGATGTCTTTGTACAATCCACCACTTCGAAGTTCGCCTTTGTACGTTGCTTTACTTAGGAAATGTTCTCTTAACCTCTCAACTAAATAATCTGACTCTACAAAAAAATCATAATCCTTTGGTTCTTTGTCGTGATAGAGACTGTAAATACTGCCACCCGAAATATAAGATTTGTCATAAAACTCTTTGCGCAAGCCCTCAGGCAGTAGTTTTATCAATTCGTCCTTAACGAACAGTAGTCTATTGTTGATGTTATTTATCTTCTCATTATGTATTTCTTCTTCAGTTTTATATGTATGCTTAAGATTTTTTGCTTTGATCATTAATCGCTTAATTATATTCACCATATTCTCCTCTCATTTTCTTAATCAAATTCTCCTTTCATCAAATCCTATTGAAGTTCTTTTAGTCGATCCTGAGCATCTTTGATCGAAGTTTCTAGTCTCTTGATTTCAGCCTTCTTTTTCATCTCTTCCACATATGTATTTTTATTCTTTTCGTCATTATTAAATTTCTCTTCATAGCTCCAGTAATCACTCTCTACTCCATCCCATCTTCCACCGCCCATTGAAACAGATTTAGTTAGATAGAATTGAGGAGCAGTCCAATCGCACCCGTTTCCACAGCATCCGTGTTTTTCATTAAAACCCTTATGTCCTGGATTGCAATCACAGTAACCCCAGTGTCGTTCATCATAACCAAATTCAATGTAATAGCAATAATCATAATATGCATCATACATCATTTCACTATTTTTCTCTTCGTCCGGTTTCTCAATGAGAACTCTCATCTTGCCATTTGTGTACCCTTCGGTATTGTCGTATTCATAACCATTTATTTCATAGCGATGTATAGTAATATCCTCAATAAACTCACTACATTTTTCCAACTGTTGATCGACAACAGAAGTCATATAGCATATATTTAATGGTCTATTATGATTACCTCTCTCATTTTCATCGTTCAGTTCATCGACCAATCTTTTGATAAATTCACCTTTTATGTTCAATTAATCATCTCCTTTTCAATTTAGCAAAACGTCCCAATATTCCGTCTTACAGTAAAATTGTTTTTATTCAACTCTTCAATCAATTGTTCAACACTCACATTTCCATTATATTTATTTTTAATTCCATCAATCAGGACATTTAAAGCTTTATCTGGCTTATTCTTCTTTGTTTCAGGCTCTTTAATCAATATGTATTTAGTCAAACCGCCAGCCATTTCTTCAACGTTAATTTCATAACCAGCGACATACATCTCCTGGATTCTAGCACTGTATCGCAGAGCAACCTTGACCAAATCCACATTAGTTACGCCGCTATTCCCGGCAGAACGAAGCAGATTTAAAATCTTTAGTCGTTGTGATTCAGTTCTTACTTTAGTTTCAATATCTATGATTATTCCTCCTCTAACTTTTTCTTATTGGCTCTGCCTTTTGCCAAGTTAGCAGCCAATGTCGCTCTGCGTTCAGGGCTTAATACACGCTTACTATCACTTTTCTTTCTGAATGAGACTTGTTCATAGTCTACTTTATACCAAGCATTACCTTCTTCGTCTGTTCTATATGGAATGAACCCAGCTTTAGACATCTTATTTTGAAGTTTGCTGCTTGCGGAGTAAATCTCCCATTCGTTTGTTTCGTCATTACAAACACACACCGTCTCACGCTCAATTGCTAACATTTAATTCCTCCTTGTTTTAATAAATGTTTCATTTCATTCGCTCTAATCTTGATGCTCTTCAAGTAGTTCAATAGCGAATTCTAAATCATAAATTTGATGTTTAATCTTAGTAATTGCCCTTGCCATCTCATTATCAGTTCGTTGTTCATACTGTTCAACTTCATATTTCTTTTCATTGAGCTGTCCTTTTAAAAAAGTAAGTGCATATTCTCCTGACATTTATACAACCTCACTTTCTGACTGAGTTGCTTTCTTAATTCGTTCTTCAAGTCGATCAAGATATATATCTAAGAACAATTCCTGTCTAATGTCTTCTGCGTATTTATAAGGAACTTCTTCTTCAATAAACTCAGAAAGCCTTTTGTATTCTTTAATAATTTCCAACAGGTCTTCCGACAGTTCTTTTTCCAATTTTCATTCTCCTTTTACGTTATGAAATGATGATTTCATTCAATCAAATAACTATTACTCATCTGCATTTTCTCCTGGTTTCCAATTATCACTTTCACACGCTTCACAACCAGGACATGGACAGTAGTCATCTATATCAACTGCGTAACCAATTTGACCTGTCCCATTACATAGGTTCATTTGTTGACGATTTGAATCAACGCCAAAATGATAACCTTTACCTCTTATGCTTGTACTTGGCGTAGTCAAATGAATTTTACTGCCATTTTCAAATATAATTTCTTTCAATATCTTCACTCCATTCTTGATAAATGATCCAATTTATCTTAATAGTAGACCATTCTTACTAGCCCAACTCAGTACGTCATCCCAGTTGCAAATTCCATCGTGACCATCCATTTCTTTAGCCAATAAAATTTCATTCGTGTCTTCGCACTCTATACGCGCATAACCATGTCTCAATCGAAAACTATATTGAGTTCCTTCCGTATCAGTGAAATCGTAAATTGTAGGACATCCACTACAAGACAACTCATTATCGGCCACATCAATAATAAAATCCGGTTCTTTTTTTAGCCTAAGATCTTTGTACATAACAGTTCGTCTCCCTTTTATGAAATATCAATTTGATTAGGTTTATTTTTTAATATTCATAAAAATTGAGATAGCTAAAATAATTGCCACTATGTCATCAATCCGCCTTGGAGTTATTTGACCATAAAAAATCACTTCTCCAAACATCCAAAGTGCAGCAATGACTGCATAAATTGCCATAATACACAATAAATCAATCAACAATACTATCATTAAATCTTCCTTTCCTCTTAAACTTTTGATCTTATCAATCAACATAGCGGAATAGAAAATAATAATCAGAAAGAACACGACAATGGACATTAGCGGCATTGCCCAAAAGTAGTGATACCACTTTGTATATTTGTTCATTTTCCAAAACCCATCTAAGGGGTTAATACCCCACATATATCCTCGCTCCTTACTGTTCTATGTATTTCTTTGCTTCCTCATATGTATTGAACATGCAGCCTGAATCTTGTACCAATTCTTCTCCCTCAGCGTCCAAATATTCAAAATCCACATCCCAAACTTGATGTTTCTTCATTAAGTGAACCAGCTCAGACCGTCTAATTTCATGCCCTTCTTCAATCAATTTACCTTTGTAGTAAAGACCTTCCCAATCATCCAGGCTCACAATAGTAAATTTATTTTCCATAAGCATCAATCCGTTTCTGAAGTTTATTCTTTGTGCGTTGCTTCTTAGTACGATTCTGAATTTTTTGCAAGCGTTCAATCTCATTTTCTTGCTTAATTTGATCACTCATTCCTCTCATAGCCTCTGCAATTGTCTCAGCAGTAGACGCTAATCTTTGAGCTACGATATTGAAATTTTCAATTACCGATCCCAAGTCATCATTGGCGTTTGAGAAGGATTTCTTTTCTTTCTTACCAAACAGATTGAATAGTTTCTTAATCTTCAATATTATCATCTCCATTATTATTTTTATTCTTATAGTATTCTTTGCCTGATACTTCCCAGGGCGTTGACTTTAAGCACTTTAAACATCTGCTTAATGTTTCAAATTCATGCAATTCAGAACCACATCTCGTACAGGTACTTACACCAAAACCAAAATCATGATTAATATTCATAGACATTTTCAGTCCAATTTATATTGATCTCTGCACATGAGAAAATCTTCATTCCTTCAGCCAATGAATCCTTTACAAAAGCATTTCTAGCCTCATCAAAAGAACTGCCTTTGATTGTTGCAAAACCGTCAAAGTGATTTGGTTCATCATTCATCTTCCCTGCCCAAACTACCCCATATTCTTTCAAAATATAAACCACTCCTCTTCTCCTGATAAAACAGGAATTTGATTAACCAATTCTCCCCACAACTTCGAAGTATTTATGAATCGTTTCTTCGTTTGTTCCAAAGACTCCATCGATTACAAAGTGACCATTTTTATTAAAGTCTGTTATTTCTAACCTTTGACCCTTTCTAAAATTGTTCATACAGTCCTCTTTGGCCTCAAGAATTATTCCAACTTCTAATTTAGGTTGCAACTTAGTTAACTCATCGATAAAATGTTGGACCTTGAGTCCATATTCTTTTCTGCTTTCAAAACTTGCAGCAATGACATGATTAACGTCCATACTTTTATTCTTGATGTCGTTAATCATGCCCTCAACTGATGTTTCTGCTATGTATTTAATAGTCTTTAGTCGCTTCATTGAGCCTCATACTTATCCATCAATATTTCAACTGCTTCTCTTGCGTCCTTCAATTTATCTCTGAGTTCAATCATGTCACTATACGTTAGATTCCCATCTTCCCAATCCATCAGAAGCTCTTTCAAAATATCCAAATTAACAGACATCATTAGCACTCCTTCTTAATTTAGAATTTGTTCATTCTCAGTTTCAATAATACTTTTAATGATCTTTACAGCTTTATCGAATTCATAATTGATAACTTGATAATCAAAACGCTTCTTGCTAAATTTGATTCCGTCCTGAACTATTCGACTTAGTCTTTTATCAGTATCATCTCCACGTTCAATCATGCGTCTAATACGGGTTCGCTTATCTACCTTGATATAAATAGTAATAAATTCAATATCGGTAATCTTCTCCTTCAGGTCTTTGATACCGTCAGGATCGCAAATATAAATGTCTGTTCCGTACAATTGTTCTTTGGTACTAAAATAGTGATTGCCCTCAATATAGCTGTAAGCAGCCACCTCACCGTTTTTCTCAAACTGTTTATATTCATCAACAGTACAAAACATATGCCCATATTCACCCTCGTGGCGTGGCTGACGCGTTGTGTAAGACTGTAGGACGTTATATCCATACATTTCTAGCTCTTTGGCAATCTCAGTCTTTCCTGCCCCCGAGTAGGCCATGAGCACATAAACTTTTTTCTTCATTCTTTCTTCTCTCCCATCTTAATAACCTTAACTTTTACATTGAACTTCCTTCCAAAGTTTCTCGCCTCTTTTAGGTCTTCAATGAACAAATCTAACTTATAACCTTTTATGGCACTACCCGTATCCTCAACAATTCGTTCCCCAACTCCATCTATATAAAGCACCGTGCCAAAAGGAAACAAATCATCGTCAGCAGATACAGTACGTCCCTCCTTAGTCATTTTCCCTGATGCCGTTTTCCCATAGTCTTTATCACCTTTTACTTTGTTCGTGGACTCTTTCCCGTTTGTATATGCTGAAATTTCAAATTTTAACCATTCGGATTCTTCTTTACTCTCTGTTGCCGTTGTTTCTTCTTTTTTATTAGCTATTGCAATTTGCATAATATGATATTTCGCTTCTTGTCTCTCATCAGTCCGAATTGCTTCAGCAATCTTATATGTATAATTCGTCTTTTTCATTTCTTCGATTAGGCCCACATTCTGAATCGGTTCAAACGATAAAACCGGATGTGAAAACAAATACAAAGATAGGATAGCCTCCTGTAGCATCATGACCTCCACATTTTAGATATAGCCCCATCAATTAAGATGAGGCATATGTATTTTTATTTATGTATTTCTAGATAAACTCTGTCTTTTATCTGATTGCTTATTCGGATTTCTCAAGTGCTTTAACTTCATCGTTTAGTTCATCCAATACTCCGACCATCATCTCAACATGATTTTTATTAAAGTCGGTTACCTTCTTCCCTTTACCAAGACCATTTTCAATAATTTCTGTTACTGAATCACCTTTGCCTTGAGTGTGAAGAAGTTTGCCTGCTTCAATGATTTTCTTTTTCAGTTCATCGAAGTTAAGTTCTTCAGACTGTTGAGTTTTCTTTTGTTCCATATAAGTAACTGCTTTAATTCCTTCTACCTCTTCTTGACGTTCAATCGCCTTTACAATTGCTTCCTCAAGAGCTTCAGCAGTAAACTCTTGCAAGCCAGTTTGAATATAATCGAACCGACTGCGCGCAAAAAACTTATCTGTCTCGGCCATGAACGCTGAAGATTTGATAACCTGATTTTTTTCATCTGTGCCATTTGACCGAACATAAACAACAATATCGCTATTATCGATAATAGGTGCAAGTGCTCTTTTATCACCTTTAGGCCATACTTTTCCTTCTTTATCTTCTGTTTGATGAGCAATAAATACAACAGTAAATCCAGCACCAATCAGCTTATCAATTTCTTCCCAATATGCCGTCTCATATTCTTTCCAGAGACCAAAACCCTCTCTACCAGAAGCAATCGTATCAGCATCATATTTATCGCAAATGAATTTTGAGCAGTATCGAGCTGATGCTTCTACTTCGTCAAAGATGATTGTCTGATAAAATTCTTTAGCCTTGTCAACTGTTGATTTGTGAGTAAGTTGTTTATTTACCTTTTTGAAATCTGACCAAGTATTAATTGCAGCGAATGGCACTCCTGCGATCGCATTTAATCCCTTTTCAAATCCTAGATAATATGGTTTATTAAAGCGTGTAGCTTGTTTTGTTTTACCCAAGTTGTTGCTTCCATAGATCGTAATAATTTTACCTTCAAGACCCTTTGCTACCTGAGATACTACTGGATTAAAAATATCTAATGTTGACATATGTTTAAAATCGCTCCCTATAATTTAGTTGTTACTATTTAATTATTGGTGATAGGTTATTGCCCACCACCAATATATTCTAAACGTTTATGGGTATGTATATATTCACTTTATTAAAACGGCAAATCATCATCTGAGATATCGATTGGCTTACCTGTATTAAACGGATCTACAAACGGATCTTTTTTAGCATCCGAGTTAGCAAAAGGATCTGGTTTTCCAAATCCCGTACCACCATTCTGAGAAGAGGTATTACTCTTTTTCTCTTCTTTCTTCTTCTCAATTGCAGCATCACGCTTTTTAACTGCTTCACGGATAAGTCCAACATCATAAGCATTTTTATCATCTTCATCATATGGAGGTGTTCCACCAACAATAATGTACTCACGAACCTCTTTGCGGTCATATTCTTTTTGAGGCTCACCAAATCCAACCTCAACCAGTTTTTCCGTAACAACCTTCGTGTTTACGATATCACCAAAAATTTTAACCGTCTGTCCTTTTTCATAATTATCTTGTACATAACTAACAGATACTGGATTTTGAACTACAAAATCAAACGGGTAGATTTTTTTAGTATCATCCTTTTGCTCTTGATAGTTAACAATGTACCCCTTCAAAATCAATCTACCAGTTTCTTCTCCATTTCGCATTTCCTCTTTCATGCTCGAAACAGCAATTTCAAGAGTAAACTTAGCTTGCGGCTCGAAGACTTCGCCTGATTTGATGCGGTTGATAAATTTAGCAGTTAGTCGTGGATATGACTTCCACTCGCCATCAGGGGATGCATACTCATTTTTACCGACCTTACCATTATCGAACGATCCTGAAGTCTCCACACGAACTTTATCAGCACTTTCAATTCCATGAACATCAATCGTTTTGTAATCATCTCTAATTGTGACTAGAGTTTTAAATAGACCACTAACCTCTTTCTTTTGATTCAGTTTATACGAAAATACATTAAGTGTATGAATTGACTCGGGAGTAACCTGAATATCAACTTCGCCTGAAATAGCATCCTGACCATTGATCGGCTTTTCATCAATACGAATATCTTTTACAATTCCCTCAATGTGAATGTTATTAATGCCCTCTTGTAGTTGTTTTTTTTCATTTGCCATTTAGAAATTACCTCTCTCATATGTTTATATTTAGTATTTTAGTAGTTTTAATGTTAGTTTAATTTTTCGGCACTTCATTACATCGGTGGACTTCGCATTGAATTGACTATGCCCTCACATCCTTTCATCAGAACCCGAATTTGTTTACTCCCTTATCCTGTGTTTGCGTATTATCTTCAAATGGTGAACCTTGGATAATATTTGATTCTAATTCTTCGGGCTTGTATCTGCCCTGAACTAATGACGATATATTACCGCCTGTAATCTCCAGCTCTTTAACAGCTGAACCACATATTATTTCTTGCCCTTCGTCTGTCCAAGTCATGGGAACATAATTCTTAATAAGTCCATGAACTTTTATAGTTGATCCTACCTGAATATTATCCTTGAAATACTCATAAACATTCTTCATATTACTATCTTTATTGTTAATGACGAAAGAATAAGGAATGACTTCAAAACCATCAGAGTTGCGAATGATCAACTTTGAATTAACTTTGCACTTTGAACTATTTATGACCTCAATTCCTAAGTAAACAATCTCTTGAGCAAAGTAAGCTTCATTTGATAGTTCACAAGAATCCATAATAAATATTTCTTTAATAATAAAGTTTTCTTGTGTATCACCTTTGTACTCATTGAAGCGTAACGATCCTTTAATCAATATATATGTTCCATCTTTAAGATTATCTCTAAGGTATTCGGCAGCATCGTATCCAATCAACTGAATGTCCTCTGCCCCCAACCCCAAAAGATTCATCTTTACAGGTTGAAAGTATTTATAGCCGTTATACTTCTGACTATACTTCTCATCCCAGTTAACCAATATGTGATTATTTTTATCAAACCTCTTCGTCAAAGGATCAATCTTAAACATCTTTATCTTACTTGCTTTATTTCCCATCAATTCAACATAGACGAAAGCATTGCTGCTAACTTTCACACCAAATTGAATTCTGTTCCATTGACCGACCTGTGTATCTCCATCGCTATAGGCTTTGGAGTTCAACATTCCAGTCACAATACCTCTCACTTCAAAATTTCCGTATGTTGGTTGCAAACTCATAGTTCTTACCTACTTTTATATGTATCGTACAAAGCTGAGTGTTACCTCTCACCACCTTCTCTAAATGAGGTTATTGCCTCTATATAATCGTGTCGTAGCCACGTTATTTTTGTTCTTCAATAATTTTTATTTTTGCCTTGAATCTCTTTTCTTCGCTTATCGCTCAATACACCTAAAGCACTAATGGCAATCTCTTTCGCTCTATTCGCAGGAACATTATC